GTATGACTTACGCGGGTCAGATTGCGTATCCTGCCCAGTTGGCAAGGTTGGTACGGGTGACAGGAGTTGTGCAACGCCCCCTAATGCGAGGCTTGCACCAAGACCAAACACAAGCCCTTTAACCGCTGTGCCAAAAATTAGTGCGGAGCCTGGAATAAAGATGGATGCGATGATTAGAGCCGCTCCAGCCAAGATCCGACCAACTGCACCAGCACCAACGATCACGGGCACAATACTGATCTGCTGCTGCCCACTGGGGTGATGCAGCTCATCCTCGCTTAGGTCATAGCTGCCAACACTTACGCGGTAATGCTGTTCAACCATGTGCTGCTCCAGCCCTGGGAAGTTCACCACCAGAAACCGCACCGCTTCAGCGGCAGATGCAATGTCCGCTTCAAGCACACGATGGCCAATGAACTTCGCCAGTTTGCCGTACAGCTTGATCTTGCTCAGCATCGCGTTAGCTGCAGCCTGTCTGCATCGTAGAGCCTAATGCGTCGGCCGGTGCATTTCTGCAGCCAGCCGCCGTACAAATCACGACTGCTCAGCCGGCCGCGTAGGTGATGCAATAGCAGCTGATCACCAACGTAAACACCGATATGGTTTAGCTTGCTATTGCTGATCGCCATCAGTAGTGCATCACCCGGCTGCAGGTCTTCTTCTGGTTCCAGCTCACGGAACCCGGTATCACGCCAGCAACTGTCAAACATCGGCTCACGCTCGAAGTCATCCGCTGCGAGCGGTCGCTGCCAGTCGCGTACCGTGATGCCGTGCTCGGCGTACCAGTCACGCACCAATGCCCAGCAGTCGGTAACACCCCACACCCACTCACGACCGATCAGCGGTGCGCGGTAGCCCGATGGCTTGGTGACAGGCCCCCACTGCCCGGTGCGTGGGTTGATGATCCACCACGGCAGGCCAGTGGCTTCAATGCCGATCAGGTCCGCTTCGCTTGGTGTTGGCGTGGTATGCGGATGGCTATGAACGACTGCGATGATCTCGCCGGTATCCTCGGCGGCGGCGTAGTCATCTGGATCAAGGATGAACTGATCGCGGTCAGCGGCGAGGTTACGACACGGCCAGTACCGCTGACGGCCTTTGACCACAACAAGCAGCCCGCACGCCTCACGCGGATCTTCAGCTTGTGCGTGCGCTAATGCATCAGCTTGCCACTTCATATCAGGTACGTTCCGATGCCAGGGAATGAACCATACGGCAGTTCTGCCGTAGCGCCGAAATGCACCTTACAGTCATCTAGGGTTTTGCTGCATGTCGGCAGTGCGCCGGTATAACCACACTCCGTTGACTTATACACCCACTGGCAGATGTTGCTGATGCACTGCCTCTTTGGCGCGCGTACATCAGATAGGTCAAATGCAGCGGCAAGCTCGAACTCGATAACGTCGCGGTTTTCGGTTGCTTTGCGGTCGATGTAGTAAATCTCACGCGGGAACTCAGCCGTTGGGTCCGGTGTACCCAGTGGGTTGACACCACCGGGGAAGTTCACGCCGTCGATGTATCGCGCCAGTGTACGGATGCGCGTCACCTTAGCGCCCTCCAGACCATTGGGTAGGCTGAGCAGCAACGCCGTGATGGTGCCGCTTAGGTTGGCAATGCGTAGCGTAGGCCGCGGCAAGCTACCTTTGCCTGAGTAGCTGAAGCCATCAGCCTCGACGGGGAAGCGCAGGTAGTTGTTGCCGGCCCATACCAGCTCACCGCTAGCGTTTAGGTTGCTGCCGGCATGAAAGCGATAGGTCTCGGTAATGCCATGCTGCAGGGTGTTTAGCTCCAGCGTGAACAGTTCGATGATTGCGCTAGGTGCTGCGGATTGCAGGTCTGAGACTGGTACGGTCACGGTTCAAATACCTGGCGGAATGTTGCTTCAATGCGGCTGCGGTTGAACTCATGATGCTCTCTACTCCAGTCGCCATCACACACCCACTGCCCCGCTGTAGCGCCAAGCTCCGGCGGTGTCCATGTAAATGATGCGGCATCATCAGCCCGTGCCTGCAGGAATGCTTCTAGCACATTTGCATCAGCGTCTAGTAAATCCCATTTCAATGTCCATGTATCAGGCCGCTGATGGAGGCCTACTGTAAGGCGCTGCTCGTAGCCATCACCAAATGCAACGCGGCGTGTCTTTGGTGTTGTACGCTTCGATGCCGGGTATAACGGCCGGTAGGACGGGAATGTAGCCATTATGGGTTCAGGATGCCGCCGCGGCGCTTTGCTTTCACCAATTCTGCCTGCACCGCTGCACCAATGATCCGCCCAAGCTGGTTAGCTTGCTGGTCGTCACCTTGAACGCTGGTACCACTGGCGTCAACGTTGACGGTAACGGTTGTGGTGCCGGATGATACCTTACCGCTGATGGTGCCGCCAACTGATGGCGTAAACAACTCCGGCCCGCGTTCGCCCACCAGGTAAGACTGGCCAGCAGCGACGGCGCCGCCCATTGCACGGGCGGGGAACAGGTTGAGACCAGCGCCGAATGATGCTGGGTTGAAGCTAGCGGCGCCAGAGCTAAATACTGATGCGCCTGACACTGGTCCTGTACCTGAGAACATACCGCCACCGCCACCGCTGACACCAAGCAGCCCGGTTAGCTGCTTGAAAATATAAAGCTTGATCATCTCCGTGATCATCTGCGTTGCCATCTGCATGAATGAGGTGGCAATACCACGGAACAAGTTAGACAGCGCTTCCTGTGTAGTTTGCGTACCGGATATAATGCCGCTGAATGCATCATTGAATGCATCACCGATTGCTTCGGCGCCGGCCTTTGCTTGGTTGATCGGATCCTGCAGGTCTTTTAGCCGTTTGGTGTATTCCTCAATCGGGCTTGCCTTTGCCAGTGGATCTAGGTTGATGTCAGTGCGGAATGCACCGGCACCGGCACCAAACATTGCACCGGGCGTGAAGCCAGCGCGTTCGTAGATATTATTCAGCTGTGCATTAAGCGTCGCCAAACCTTGGATTTGGTTATTGAGCCCAGTCAATGCAACGCGCTGCCCGGCATCTGTTAATTCATTGATCTGCTGCTGACGGTCCTGCTGATCGTAACCAATTTGCAACAGGTCGCGTTCTAGTTTGCTTGCTGCAGTGCGCAGCTCTATCTGACGGCTGAACTCTTGGCTTAACTTTTGACCGGCGGCAATAGATTGCTGCAAGCTTTCAGCAAGGTTTGATGCTGCATCAGCTGACATGATCAATGCATCTTGATTGCCAAAACCAAGCCGCTTCGCTGCCGCTAGCACCTTGCCAGGGTACGATCGAGCTTCGCCTGTGACACCACCAGGGAAGCGCTGCTGGTTGCCGGGGCCTTGGTTGTAGGCACGCAGGCCGGCTTCAACGCCGCCAAACATGCCGATCATCCTGCGTAGGTATTTGGCGCCACCTAGCAGGTTTTGCATCGGGTCGCGTGGGTTGACGCCAAGCTCCGCAGCGGTACCAGGCATCAGCTGCGTCAGGCCGATGGCACCAGCACTGCTGACGGCACCAGGCCGGAAGTTGGATTCAACTTGCACGAGCCCAGCCAGCAGGCGTGGGTCAAGGCCCTGCGCCTTGGCTGCAGCGATGATCTGCGGCCCATAGGCAAGCCGCGCAATAGCCGCTAGCTCATCTTTGGCGGTAGCGCCACCAGCCTTGCCGCCGCCATCTGCGCGGCTGCCTGCAGCAGTGCCGCCGAGCAGTGATGGGATCGGCGCAGGCGCTGCAGCGGTTGCAGCCTTCGGCGCCTTGATCTGACCGGTGCTGTAGGCGTATGCCTCGATCAGGTCACGTTCACGTTGCTTGCGTAGCTCAAGGAATACCTTGTTACGCTCGAATGGATCCTTGATCCTGCGTGCATTGACGATCTGTTCAGCTTCAGTGCCAGCCTGCTGTAGCAGCCTTGACCGCTGCGATTGGTTCATGCCGAAACCCTGCGCCCGTGCGCCAGTAGCCATCAGGTCATTGATAGCATTCACCGCATAGATCGCTTCATTCAGTACCTTTTTGATTGCAGGTGCCAGCACCGTACCAACCTGCCTGGCGACACCATCAATGCCATCTTGCAGTGTGCTGAACTTACCGGCTAACGTATCACTTTGCGCAATTGCACCATTGGCATATTTACCGCCTGCATCCGTCAGTCGCTGAACCGCTACCTCAACTGCCTTTGCACTGATTTGACCTTTACTTAGTGCCTTCTGGAACTCTTCACCGCTCATCCCATACATACGTTGCAGTTCTTTCTGCAACGCAACACCACGCTCCTGGAACTGCAGCAGCTCCTCACCTTGCAGCCGACCTTTGGCCTGCACCTGCCCGTAGGCAGTCACCAAGCCTTGCAGTTCAGCGCCGGTTGCACCGCTTACATCCGCCAGCCGCTTGGTGGTTTCAACTACCTTGTTCGCTTCAACGCCAAATGCTTGTAGACGCTTTGCAGCATCAATTAGCTCTGTGCTAGTGAATGGCGTTACAGCACCAAGCCTCTGCAGGTCTTGGATGATTGCTTTTGCTTTTTCAGCGCTGCCTGTTAATACCTGCAGGCTGCGCGTTTGTGTTTCTAGCTCTGCGGTTTTAGCAAATACAAACCGTGTTGCCTGGATTGCTGCTGCTGCAACTGCAAGCCGACCGATGGCAGTTGTGAGCCCACCAAATGCACGTTCTGTTTGCCCCGCTTGCGTCTGCAGTTGCCGCAGCTGCGACGTAGCGCCGCGTGCATCAACGTTAATGCCAACATTAGCAACAGCAGACACGGCGCAACCTCCATTGTCTTTAGTTTACTTGTGCTTCTTCATCTCATCACTTTGCAGCTCAAACCACGCTGACCACAACATCAGCTCTTCCATCGTGATCTCCTGCCGCAGCCGCGTCAGGGTGTAACCAAGCTCCTTGGCAACACCCATCTGCAGCATTAGCAAGTTATCACGCTTTAGCGCTGCCTTGACTGCTTTTCATGTCAAGCTTCTTTGGTTCCTCCGGGTTCGTGATAACAGCAAGCATCATCGCTTGAAGGTCTGCATCAAGCACCTCATTCTTAAGCTCTGCAATCTCGCCAGCCTGGAATAACCGCCGGCCGGTATCATCAGCTGCCTTCAATACCAGCAGGTTGAGCGCAAACCCATTTGGTGTGTCACCGCCGAGCATATCAGTCGCTGCTTCGCGTTCTGCCATCGTCAGCGGTGTCGCCCAGAACTCCAGCTGGTCGCCATTGGTTAGCGTCACCGTGCGCTTCGTTGGCTTGAAGCTAGCGGCATCTTTCAAGCGTTGCAGAACACTTGCCATTGCATTGTGGCGTGGTGTCATAACTCTAGCAACAAAAAAATCCCCGGCCACCACAGCCGGGGATTTTTTTGTTGCTAGAGTTATGAC